ATTGTGCCTGTATTGCCCTATTAAAGTCTCTTCCTCTAATAGTTGATGTAGTTTGGTCAATGGTTAAACCATCACCGATTCTAAAATTACCTTTTTGATCTGTACTTGTGAATGGAATTTGACCTCCATTAATCGCAATAATTTCATTCTCAGGAATAGGCTCCCCTCCCTGGAAGGGGTTTGCTCTATTTATGTCTGTACCTGCACCAACATATTCAAAAGAATGTGAACTGGTAATGATACGACTTAATCTAACAAATTCCATACTTACTCCAGCACCCACAGAATATGGAACAAATTCATTAAAAGTAACTGTAGTTAATCCAGCAGTAGTTGGTTCTGTCGCACTATCAACTGTATATAATATAGGATCCATATTAACAGTAGCAGTTGCTCCACCACCTCCAGAAAAACTAACCGTAAGATTTTGATCAGGTAAATAATTTCTACCACTGGCAATAACATCAATAGAAGTGATGGTTCCTGCTGAACTTACATTTGCAGAAAATTCAGGAAGAATTGCTTCTGGACCTAAAGGTGCATCAACAGTAACAACTGGTGGAGCTCCTTCATTATATCCAGCACCTCCATCAGTAATTGTAAAACTTCTAACCAACTGAAGTGGTCCAGTAACTATTCCAGTAGCAGTTGTATCATTATAATCATCCATATTAATAAAGAAATATGCACCCTGACCATCAAAAGGTTTTCTAGGATTATCCTGAACATCTACAACATTATTAACAACAAAATCATCAGAACCTGCAATATATGATCCAAATGTTGTACCAGTAAATTCAACATCCCCATAACCATCTGCTTTTAATCCAACATTACCAAATGATGAATTGGAGTTTGTTAAATCACATTGTCCACCCGAATCAGCATAAATTGCAACATCACAACCAATAGTAAAAATAGAAACTAACTGAGCATATGCATTATTTGTAAGAGAAACACCTATACCAGTTTCATTATACTGAGTAAATGAATCACAAACCATAGATTTTAAATCTTGACCCAAATCATTAGTACCAGTAAATGCAGCATTAACGTAATCACCATTAATTTTCATTCCAATACTACCAGTCATAAAGTTAGTACAGTTTCTAACATATGGACTTCTATATCTTCCACCCTTAGTTGGATCCAATCTATCTGGTCCTTGGTTTGCTGGTCCAAGTACTGTATATCCAGTCACTGCTTGATAATCAGTACCTCCACTGATACCTGCTGATGTAGGAGGGAATGCTACAGCTCCACAATTAGGGTGATTAGTCCAACTTGCTTCACCAGCAAAGTTTAAATTCTGTATTAAACATCCTGCTCTCACTTGGAATACATCTTTACTAGGATTGAGAGGAACAACTGTCACCAATCTTAAATCTTCACCAGAGATTGAAACTTCTGTTCTAAGACCAATTGGATTATTTTCTTTATAAACACCCGAACGAACAATAATAGTATCTCCTGTCTGTGCGATTGCAGCTGCAGCACCTATTGTTCTCTTTGCATCTCCCTCAAGTAATCCAGTATTAGAATCTAGTCCATCTACCGAAACCCAAATAGCATTTTCTGTCTCAACACCAGCAGGTCTCCATGATACACCAGTACCAACAGATGCCAAACGATAATCAGTCTTAGCAGCACCTACTCCAATATCATCATTAATATCTACTATGTGAGATTCTAATTCTATATTACTATTAAATGTCGAAACACCAGCAATACTTAAACACTTAGCAAACAGCATATCCTTTGCAGTTGCAAGACCAGTAAATGTAGAAGTGTCTGTTACAACTAAATCCACACCTACATTTAAATTTTCACCAACACCTACACCACCAACAACTTGTAAAGCACCACTTGAAGAATTAGTAGATGATGTATTCTTCTCTACTTTAGTATCATCACCAATATAAAGTTTTCCACCAATAGCAGTACCACCTACAACCTGTAAAGCTGCTGTAGCATTAGAAGCAGTAGATTGTGTAGCAGATTCTACTTTAGTATTACCACCAATAAACAATTTACCAACAATACCAGTTCCACCATCTACCGTTAATGCACCACCATTAGAAGAGCTACTGGCATCTGTAGTATTATTAAAATTAACAACACCTTCAACATCTAAGGTACCTTGAATATCAGTATTACCATCATCTGTATCAACAGTAAATTTATCTGCAGAACTATCGTTCTGTATCTTAAATTCTTTACCATCAGCATTGATAATTACATTATCTTGGAACGTTGCTTGACCATCTACATTTAATGTTTGATTTAATTCAGTATGATTATCTACACTAAAGTTACCTCTGACATATCCACTTCCATTAACATCAAGATTTAATTGTGGTTCTGTGGTTCCAATACCTACAGAACCAAATCCAGTAATTGCAAAAGTATGAGTACTACCTATTCCAACTTGGAATTGTGTTGCAGGTAAAGTTGTACCAATACCAACATTGGTCATTCTGTAGATACCAGTATTCAGTCCTACAAAATCACCCTCAACTCCCCATAAATCATTAGTGAATATTGTTGCTAAACCAGTTCCAGGTGAAACTTCACTCTGTGCAGTAGGAACAAGAGTATCAGTTCCAGTACCAAAACTATTTCTTTGAACAAAATTTAATTCAGTAAAAGTTTGAGCAAGACCAGCAAGTGGAACATATACACCTTCATCTAAAAGTTTAATACCATCCTGTGTAAGACTAGGAGGTGTTGCTTGCCACCTAATACCATATGCATCTCTTTTTAACCAATAACCTTCAAGACCAGGAGATCCAGTAGAGTCGTAAATATTTCTAGAAATATGAACAGTACCATCAACCTCAAGTTTTAATGGACCTTGATTAGATTCACTAAATTCATCATTATCAACAATCCAAGTTCCAAATATATTTGTTGTTCCAATTCCAACAGTACCACCAGTACTAACTAATACAGAAGATTCATTATCAAGTATCTGAATTAATTCTAGAGGAGTGGTAGTACCTATTCCTATTTTATTACTAAATTTTTCTACATTTGCACTTAATACTGTACCACCAACTCCAATCTCAAATCTCTTTGGTACAGTTAAATAATCTACAGATAACTCACCATAGATATTAACATCATCTGCAAATGTAGCTTCACCTTTGAAAAATGATGTTCCACCTACAGATAAATCATTCTCTATAGTAATATTCTCAAAAGTATGACTATCAAACTCGTAAAATAAATCACCATAGATATAAACATTCTCAAATACTGAATTACCAGATTGAGTGAAATCGGCATTAGGTGGAGATCCCTGTGACATATCTAAGCCTCGTCTATTGCACTATCAATTGCTGATCCAGCTATTTCACCACCAACAGGACCAAGAGTGCTGGTAGCATACGTTTTAGCAGCAGTTTTAAGAAGACCTTTGGGTGAAGTAGGAAATGTTTTTCCAACTTGAAGACCAGTAAGTCCACCAGCAAGAGATTCAATAGCAGAAATCCAACCCAACTTTAAGTGTATGGGTAAATTTCCAGTTTTACCATTCACCTGTATTTTATCGCCATTTAATGTAATAGATTTTGTACCATGACTAGCACTATCACCAATTTGAATATCATTTGCTTTAAGTATAATCTTATCTGCCTCTAAAACAATTTGATTATTAGCCATTAGGTTAATAGTACCCTCTGGAGAATCAATATCACAGTCTCCAGTATGAGATATAACTTTCACTCCAGGAGTATCGCTATTACCATTCATAGCTCCTTCTATTAATAAATCATTACCTGTATTGAATCTAGTGGTACCAGCTTCATGATGAGCTAATACAAATTTTACACCTTCATCATTGGTAGCATTCATACTAAAGGCTGCTGGACCAAAAGCACTAGACTGGGGGTTACCCGTTTCTAAACCTAATTTTGGACCAAATATATCTAAATATCTTGCATCTTGTGCCATATTATTTACCTATACAATCAATGACTTCTACTACTTCACCTTGAGGTCTAGTCTTAGACATAATTGGTCTCAAAATAGCACCTACTCCAGTTGCAGTATTAATATTTAGTTCAGGTAAATCGTTGTATGCAATTGGATTGACTAAAATACCACCAGTAACTCTACCATCAATTATTTCTAATTCAAAATCATCTAAAGTATCAGTATCTTCATACCCATATCCAGCATTTTCAATAATAACTTTATCGATAAAAAGTGGAACTTCTTCATCGTTAGCAGGATAATTTTCACCAGTACTAATCATAGTAATACTAGTAATTTGTCCATAAGTAGGAGACTGTGGATTCTTATCTACATGTGCTTTGGCAAAAGCACCATAACCTTGACTACATTTATCATTAAATGCTACGACAGGATCACTACTATATCCACCACCAGGATCAGCAATTTCTACTCCAACAATACTTGCAGTTTTTTGTACATCAGCAAATATATCTTCAGTATCTAACTTATCAATAAATTTACCAAGAATAGGTTTACCCAAACCACCAGAACCACCTCCACCAATAATCTCTACAAATGGTCCACCACAATCAGTAGGATTTCCAGTATAACAAGGACTCATACCTGATGCCTCTGCAAGAGGACTTCCAAAAATATTCCATGCACCATATTTTTTCTCAAAATCACTAAGAGGACCAGATGCCAAACCACCAACAGCACCAGTAATACCACCAGCTGCTAAACCAGATACAAAATCACCACCAGCTGCTAAATTACTAAGACCACCAGGAAGAGCACCACCAAGAGCATCAGATGCTATGTCACCAAGACCACCAGGAAGAGCACTAGTTAATTTATTTGATAATGCAGTTGACTTCATCATTTTAGAGAAATTATCTATAGTACTCGCTGCAGTTCCACCTTTCATTACACCCTTACCTATTTCATACTTAGTACTAGAAGGACATTTTGGTCTATCATCACAAGATTGTGCAAAAGACTCAATCTTCTTCATCACATTAACACCACTGGTCATAAAATTCTTAACATCAAACTTAAATCCAAGAGGCCCTAAAAGATTTAATAAAGGATCTAGTTGAGGAGTCACTAATGAATCTACTTGATTAATAAGATCATTATTAATTGCTCCCATAATTTCTTGCACAGCACATGCTGGAGTATTTGTAGTATTTTTCACTGCTGCAGTCAACAAATCAGCTATAGTATCACCAAGTGCGTCTGTTATTTTTGAACCAACACAATAAACACTATCAAGTATACCATTTATTGCAGGTGCTACACTTAGTTGTGCACTAATAGTCTGATTCATTGCACTAGTAACTGGAAAAGCTCTACTAATTTTAGAATATATTGATGATTTTAATGCACCCATACCACTACCAATAGATTGTTCCAATGCATCATTTAATGAACCAGTTGCCTTATTAACAAATGTGGTCATAGTCCGACTCATTATCTTTGATGACTTTCTAATCTCATTCGTCATATCTAATCCAGCAGCTGCAGGACCATTCACCTTATTGAAGAAATTAGTCATTTGTGCTTCCATCTTGTCAAATGTAGTATCTCTACATGGATTAGCACGGACAAGAACTTTTCCAACACTATCACTATCAGGTATATTACAATCTTTCATTGCTCTTACAAATGTCTTCCTTTTTTCTTGTTCTTCAGGAGAAAGTTGTTCTAAAGGAATAGGATTTACATCTTTAAAATCATCAGAATATTTCTCTTTATAATCTTTAATAACATTTTGCAACTTCTCACTACGTGGATTTGCTTCTATTAATTTAGTTACCGTTTCTTTATTTTTTGGAGGTATTATTGTTGGAGCTGGGGTTTTAATCTTGGTTGATTGCTTTCTTGCTCCTATAGTTTTATTATAAGCCTTATTATATTCGGTATTAGGAATAGAACCAACACCATATGTCTCTTCCAAAGCCTCTAATTCTTTATCAAATTGTGCTCTACTTGCTCTTGCTTTTTGTGCAGAAGTCCCTAGAAGGACTTCATCTCTATCTAATTGTGGTGCCTGAGTATTTTGTGTATTTGTTACTCTTACAGTCCTAGTCGCCTCAAATGAGGATGTCCCTCCACCCATACCTCCTTCTCTAAGTGCCTGACCTATAGCTACATCTTCCTTTGATAGACCTTCACTATCTCTTTTTTTTGCTAAATATACATTTTTTTTTAATTGTAATACCCTTTCTGCATTAGTGAGAAATTTTTCATTACTTACAGTTTTATTTTCATCATAGTTCTCTCGCCGTTTCTTAACCTTAACTTGTGCTTCTTCGTATTCTCTTTTTAACTCTTCAAGTGTTAATTTTCTTGTTGCCATAATTATTTCCTCCTTATTTTATATTTATTCATCGCCTGCAAATGTAAATGAAGCATCCAATTCTTCTTGAGTTGCATTCATTGCATCATCAAAATCATCTCTTGTACCTTCTAATGCTCTTTCTTCAGCAAGTGCTTGATCAATATCATCAGAAAGTTGATCACTAACACTAGATGGTAAACTACCAAGAGCACCTACCGTTGGAATATCAGGCAATCCACTTTTTAATAATCCCGCTTCATTGGGTGCATTTTTACTTGAGTTAGGTGGTATAGCTTTAGGACTACAAATACCAGCAGATTCACTACTCTCCTGTCTATTATATAAATTAGATGCTTTTGTTGAACCTACAAATCCAGTTTTAGATTGAAATCTACCCTTTCCATATTTAACACCTTCAGTTCTTGCTAAGACATTCGTGATGACAGGATTTTGTCTTCTATCACCGTCTAAGAATTTACCAAGAACAACATCTCCTTGTGATATTGCAGGTTTCTTTTGTCTATTTCCAGCACCAGTTCCATCACTCACTCCAAGAGCAACGATGGCAAAAACAATATCTTCATCTCTTATTGAGTTATCAGAAGGATGATTTCCCATGATAGCAACTCTAAATCTATAACCAAATCCAGCATCACCATCAGTTTGATTTTGTTGAGACTTATATGGTAAAACCATACCAATCCATTCATTGGTACTCAATCCATAAAAGTCTAGATCAGGATTAGCCATTAGGTATTCTTAGAAAAATGTAAACCATAAGAATCACGAATTAAAGTCAATGAAGTAACCGACTTCTCTGCCTCAAAATAATGGCAAAGAGATTGAATTATATAGTTACCACTTGCCTTTTGATCAGGCCCTTGCTCTTTCTTCTCAGTTATATCCTCAATCTCCAAACGTAAAACATCACCTGCTTCCAAATCAGTATTACATGGAATTGTTATAGAATGAGATTGAGAAAATAATAAATTATATCTAGTGGTTCCTGCAGCATAATACAGTTCAGGACTGTTATTTGGATCAACATTTTCCTTCTCACCCCCAATATTTAATACTGCAGTCTGTACTCTATGAAACTTATTACCTTCTTTAAAATCTTCATCTAAAATACTTGGAAGTTCAGGTTTTTTTCCTAAAGTAGAAAATTTAGGGTCTTTAAATAGTTTATCATTTTCAACTGTAATATCAATCTCAGTAAAAGCATAAGTTGCTGGATTAAAAAAGATAGTCTTATTCGCATATACACCAGATCTAATTTGTTTTGTAAGATTTTGATCTTTTTTTATACTTAATGAATTTATTTTATAATTATTCTTATCATCCCTTGTTTGTTGTGATGCCTGAACCTTACCATCATAAAAATATGTTTTATTGTATGGTTTAGCATTAATAATACGATCTGCAGAAACATAATTAAAACCACTCTTAGTCTCAAATGCAAAATAACCAGGATTTGCCGTATTTTTAGGTATGGTTTGTTTTGCCAACATAGCAATCAAATCAAATGGTCTTTTAGTCATTCCCATAAAGGAATAAGAATTACTAGAGTCATCAATATTAATCATAGATTCAAAAAGTCCTAAATTAGATCTAAGAATTTTTCTCACAGATTCAGAAATCTTTCCTCTAAAATGTTTAGTAACCCTTTTTGTATTATTCACCCATCCAATTTTTGATATAAATCGTATCTGAATTATCTCACTTGTAGAAGATTTTTCTATTACCTGCACTTCATTAACATATAATCTTTTAAAAGGATCTGTTTTAGAAGAAAAATTTATTCCCTTTCCTATAGTATCTTTAATTTTCATAAAAATTTCACATCCAGCTTCAAGTGGAAGTGAAGTATGTAAAGAACCCATCCTTTCTTGAGTATCTTGCTTAGATTCAGCAGCAGCAGATGTTGATATAATAGTAACAATCCCAGTTATAAAGGGTGATAATATATTTTCATAATAGTAAATATTACCAACCCTAAATTGTGCCGAGTAAATATCTACTTCATTTTTCTTATCAGCAGATCTTATCTTAAAGACCTCATATATTGATCCTTGTCCTGACATTATGGTAACCTCTGATTTTCTAAACTATTCCCAGACATCGCTGGAGAAGGAGTTTGTAATATTTGACCAGAAGATCTAGTATTTCCATTTGTGGATGCAGAAACTTCTATAGGAACGATAACAGTATTGACATTTTTCTTTTTACGATTACCCTTTAAATTCTGAGAAACCTTTTTAATACTACTTATTGCAGTAGCAGCAGATTGTAAAGGTAGTTTCCTTTTCTTCTGTTCACTACCACCACCTTTACCACCATTTACAAGACTTTTAGGAGTTACCCCCGAAAGAGGTGAAGACGATACGGGAGAACTACTTCCACCTGTATCTGATGTATCTTTAGGTTCAAGATCTGGAGCATCAGTTTCTGGACTAGAAATTTCTGCAGTATCACTATCAGGTTCTTCTAAATCAACAGTCTCTTCTTCTGTTTGATTTATAACCATTTCATCACCCTCTACCTTTGCTTCAGTAAATTCTTCCTCTTTACCACCAACCTTCTTTTTAACTTTATTCTTTTTGCCACCGAAGAGAAGACCAAAAACTTTAAGTATTGGCCATAAAATAATTTTAATTGCCTTAAAAGCAATTTTAAGAGTTGTCCAAGCACCACTTAAAAGTGGTTTTGCAATCTTCCAAGCATTTTGTAGACCTTTTATAATTCCTGGCAATTTAGTAACCACCCATCCCATTATAAGAGATCCAAAGAAGTTCATTATCCTACTTCCAATAGGCATAACCATACCACCCATACCACTAAGTACAGATCTCATGGGCCCTTTCTTACCTTTAGATTCAATATTTTTCTCAGCAACTTGTCTTTCTGCCTGTAATACTTGGCGACGCTGTAAAACTGCCTTTCTAAGTTTCAATTTTTCTATAGTCTTACTTCGTTCAATCAAAACACTTTTAATATTTGTGGCAGTAATCTTTAGTTGTTTAATTTGTGTACTCATTATTCAGTTATCCCCAACTGTTCTGTCGTAAATGTTGTGTAAGTATTAGAAAGATCTTCAGAACCCACAAGAGGAGTGGAATCCCCACTCATATTACCACCATTAGCCGCAGCATCAGCTCTATCACCAAGTTTTACTGTATCCATAACCGTGGTCATGTCACCTTCCTCAGGAGGTGTTAGATCTGTAGACTGAACATTTTTACTGAAATCCATCTTAGATGCTGTCGTTGCAACATCCGTATATTCACTAACAACTTTTTCAATCTTTGCATCGTTCTCACCTCCTTTATCAGTAGGTTTATTACCAAAAATCATATCATATATGGCACCACCCAACATATCACCACCCACACCTCCAAGCCAACCACCAAGAGCAGTTCCAACAAAAGGAATTGGAATTAATGTTCCAATAAGACCACCTAACCATAATCCCAAACCAGCACCAATTGCTTTAAATGCTGCCTTTCCTATAGGTTCTTTAAATACAAAAACATTTAGAGCAAAGTCAATTAATGCTCCGATAAGTGGAATCTTCTTCACAACAGGACTAATAAATTTCTTTGCAAATTTTAAAAGTTGTTTAGTACCACCTTTACCAAGAACACCAGTTACTGCCTTTCTTGTTAAATTTTTTACTCCACCTCTTGCAAATTTTCCACCTAAACCTTTAACTGCATCCTTACCAAATCTCTGCTGAGCCTTTTTAATACCATGTCTTCGTATATATCTCCTCATAGAGTTATTCACCTTTATCTTTGCCTTTTTAGACAGTCCACCAAGAGCAGATGGTTTTTTCGGCAATAAAGCTCCCGCCGCTTTACCAATTAATAACTGAGGACCAAACATCATTCCAAGTAATCCAGGAACTATTAGTTTCGAACCATGCTTTTCTAAGAAATTAAATAATCCTTGCACTTTTCCTGCATTATTACTCATCCATTTAAGTGCTTTATTAGCAATCCATCCCTTTATTAGTGCACCAAAGAAACCAAATATTCTACTAAAAATACCTTGTACTGGTTTAGTGACTTTATCAAATGCCTTTCCTACGGTACTGCTAATTTTCTTTACAGATTCTATCGAAGACTCTGCTTTAGTTCTCCTATTGGAATCAGTACCCTCTCTCATGGAGGATATGTCTGCCTTTTCTTGTGATATTCTATTAGCAAAATCAAGTGATAATGCATTACCAATATCTTGAAGTATAGAACTTACTTCTGCTAATGATTGATCATTCTTCCTTATCTCAAGAATTCTTTTAATAGTACTAATCTTTTTCTCATTATTAGTAACTCTTTTCTCTAATTCTTGGGGTATAAATGGACTAGAATCTGCACCTATTTTTGACTCTGATTTTTTAAATGGAACACTAGAATCTACATCTGCACCTATTTTTGGCCCTGATTTTTTAATTGGAGAAAGAGTATCATCTTTAATACCAATTTTCTTTTCTATAGTAGTAACTCTTTTCTCTAATTTCTTTAAACGATTATCCTGCAAATCATCTTTATTCCCTACCAAATCACTACTATCTTCAATATCAGGTTCTTTGGATACAAATGGACTAGAATCTGCACTTATTTTTAGTTCTGATGTTTTAAATGGAACAAGAGCACCTCCAGTACCAATATTCATTCTGGATTTTCTAAATATTGCTTTTCTATCACCAGAAGATAAATACTCTCCTGACTCAGTTGTACCAGAACTCCATATTGGTTCTTTACTTACTTTACCACGACCCCTACGAATTCCTCCACCAATTCCTCCACTTCTAGCACCTCTTACTGCACCTCGTAGCAGGCTACGACCACCTCTTACTCCAATTCTGGTACCAGTTCTCGCCACCATAGCACCACCTTTCAGGAGGCCGGTTCCACCTTTTAATAATATTCCTCCTAATGCTCCTAGTGCTCCTAACATTTTCTTTTATATACCTCCTTTTTGTTGATTCTTCAAGTTTTCTTCCTCAATATACTGCTGAAGAAGTGAAACATAAACTTCTCTCTCCCAAGGTATCATGTTTTCTAACTCTGTTAGGCTATATTTATGATGTTGCATGAGGGCAAAATTTGTTTTGTAAAAATTTTCAAGAGTCTCATGGGCCATCGCTAACTGAAAAAAGATGCTAAGCCCTCAAGTACTACTTCACTTTCAACCTTTGTTTCGGGATTAGTCACTTTAATATTATGAGATAACTTAGGCATAGTATTAAAAAAGTTTTCTATTTCTTTAAATTGCTTAGAATTCATAGACTCAACAAACTCTTTTAATTCTTTTTTTGTACATTCCGAAGCTTCCCATGCTTCATCTTGATTATATACTTGTCCAATACAAGCCATGATAACTTCTAAAGATTGATCAACCTGACTATTCTCAGAATTAGTCTCAAAATTAGTTTCAATAAATTGGTTAAGAGATGGATAATTCATCTGAATAGACAACTGATCATCTAATTTAATAATATTAGTATGTTCTGGATCTTTATGAACCTTTATTGAATCAATGTCAATTTCCATTTGAACCTGTGTTCGTCCATCATCAGGACAGGTTACATTGACTTCGACAGTTTCACCAACAGATTTTGCACGAACATTTAAAAACAAATATTCTATGTCAAAAGTTGCTAGTTTATCAATTTTAATACCTCTACTTAAAATGCAAGTACTCAGAACATCTTTAATTGCACTAGTAATTTGTTTTGTATCTTCAGATTCCAATGCCATGATTAGAATCTTTTCTTCTCGAACTAAAAAAGGTCTATATTTAACTTTTTTACCACTAGAAGGTAATACCAACTCATAAGTAGGTGTAGAAATTTTTGGTAATGGCATAATAAATTATAACAATTCGTATAGTATATATGGACTTTATTTGACAATATAACGGTCATATGCAAATTGAACCGTTACTTTTGTCAAATCAGCACCTCCATATTGCACAGGTATGGAAGTCATACCTTTAGGAAATGCATTTATAAATGTATAAACCAACATTTTATCATCATTATAATCTAATCCTTCTTGTTCAACATCTCTTTTCCTAAAAAGACCATGTTCAAATTTTGAAATTGTTAATACTCCACATTTATATCCAGTCTTACCACCTACAGTAGAAGCGTTTGAAGATTCATTCATCGGATAATTAAATCTTTTAAAATAACCTTGATTTGATTCTTTAGTTATTCCAGAGATAGGATTATTATCTCCAGAAATATAATCCATCCAACCTTCAAAGAATTTTAATGTATTATAATTCCGATCAACATAAAAAGTAAAATCACTGTCTATGTATATTCTTGTATGAGCAAACTGTTGATTAATGCCATGAAAATTATCTTTTACTTCTGATGTAGCAAATGAACTTGTAGGTAATGTAGCTTCCGAACACATTATTCCAATATTACTTCCATCAGCATAATTTTTAGGAATATCATAATATCTACCCAAGTATCCTTTCAACTCTCCAGTTATTCCAGATATATGAACCTGATATTGATTATTCAAAGACACCTTACTAATATCCATTTTAGTAAGTGTATTCATCTTAAAGTTTTGAATAAGACCTGCCACTCTAAATACCTTATATTAATACTATATTATTATTTCTATTTAGATGTCTTATAAGGGTCGATATCAACCAAATAACCCATTAAAGTATAAAGGTAACTTTAGAAACATAATTTACCGTTCTTTATGGGAACTTAAGTTTATGAAATATTGTGATAGTAATCAAAATATTTTAGAATGGGGAAGTGAAGAATTTTTCCTTCCTTATAGATCACCATTAGATAATAAAGTCCATAGATACTTTCCAGATTTCTATATTAAAGTTAAAGAAAACACTGGTCAAATAAAAAAATATATTATTGAAGTAAAACCAAAAAAACAGTGTATTGAACCAAAACCACAGAAAAAGAAAACACGAACATATATTTACGAAGTTCGTCAATATGCCCAGAATCAAGCAAAGTGGAAGGCAGCTGAAGAATATTGTCTTGATAGAGGATATGAATTTAAGATATTAACAGAAAAAGAATTAGGTATAACCAGATGAATCGTCTAAGCACTATAAGAGATAATTTAATAGGAACTGAAAGTCCAGATGACTTGATGATAGAACTAATGGATGCACTTGGAAGTAGTGAAGTATCAAGTCCAGATGTAGGAAAATTTTATATCTTTGTATATGCACCCAAAACTCCTAACCTTCGTTATGATCAAAATCCACTAGTTGCGGTAACAGATATATTCAGATGGGGTTTTCGTGGAATAAACTTTCATTGGGGTGAATTTCGCCAATATACATGGGAAGAAGTTATTGGTCAACTGTATGAAGTCAATTCAGAGGAGTTAAATGATCTTGATGCAATACCTTTCCAAAATTTTCGTCTAAATAGTTAAAAATATAGGTCGATAATGTCAAAAAATTACGTAGTGAATGGTATAGAATATGATTGGAAAACTGGTGCTCCTGCTAAAAATGATGCAGGATATTTAACTAGAGCAAATCAAATTGCTATACAAAAAGATAAATCTAAGGCTATGGGAGGTGGTGTTGGTCTTGGTGCAGATTATAAAGAACAAGAAGAAAAAGCATTTGAAGAAGCAGGAGCAGATTTATCAGAATATTTTAAGAGACCACCAAAGAAAGGAGCTGACGAAACACTACCAGAAGATTTAAGATATCCATATAGTTTGATAGAGAAATCCATGGATTTCATTCAATTTACAGTCTTTACATATAAAAGAAATAAGAATAGTATTAAGGGAGACAATTCATCTAGTTACGTTACAAGAGATGATAAAAATTTAAGGGGACAAAAATTGGGAAGTATTTTTCTTCCTGTACCAGCACAACT